CGTACAGACCGAATATCTTTACCAATCTCAGTGATATCGTCCGCTATCCCGTTGAGCCGAACCTGATTCGCTGCATGCTGCGACGTATTCTCGCGTCGATATCGTGACGCAATGACAGCGAATACTCCGCTGACCATTGCGGCACTGATTAGCCCTGCGAATCCGATCCATTCCATGTGTTATGCGGCTGCTTCTGCGTCGATGGCTGCCTGCGTCGGCGGGTCGTTCGGCCACACAACCTCAGACACGCGGGAATACACGGACGGCAAATCCCTGAGGGCTTGCCTGTATGTGGCCCATTCCTCAGCGGTGTGGCCTGCCAACACTCCATACGCTGACGCAGCGTCACGGGCTAAACCCATAGCCTCATTCTATTCGGATCGGTCACAGCCGCACCTCGTCCCCGGCGCACATGGCATACGGGCCGTCAGCATCAACATAATGAGTGAACACCTGCACATGGTACGAGTCCAGCCCGCCGCCGTACAGGGCTGGGTCGAACGGGTCGCGCCAATGTTCCACCTCGTTGCCCCGGTACACAACCATGTCGCCGGGTTGCTGCGTCACCGACGTTTCACCATGTGCAGGATGGTCGGCAAGAATCGGCCATGCGCCGCCGTAGTTGGAACCGATCAGCATTGTGCAACTAATCTCGCACGCTGGCCGGTCGGTGTGCTTCTCCAGAATCGCACCCGGCCGGTACACCCTGAAGTAGTTGTACGTCTGATGCAGCCGCAGCCCGGTGACTTCCTCCATGACAGGATGCAACCTGTGCTGGTTGAACATGAACACCGGGTCTTTGTAGGCGGCGAACATGCCGGGTGATTGGTCGTCACCTTCCCATTCTTCGGTGGCTTCACGCCACAGCGCATACCGGGTGATGAAATCAAGATCGTCAGCGGGGATACCTGACTTGACCGACGTGTACCAAGTCCCCTTGTCGGGTTTCGTCCACGCAGCAAACTTGGTGCCCATCATGCTGCCTGTGGTGGGAAGAATCCCCAAAACACGTTGAACAGGTAGCGGTCAACCTTCGCTGGCAGCGACCGGTGGGCATGAGTCCAGACAGCCGGGAAGATCACAGCCCGACCCTCCACCGGTGACACCTTTGCTTCCTGCGTCGGAAAGTCTGTCTCACCGCCGTCGGTGATCGTGTTCAGGTACATGCAGAACGTGAGATGCCTGTTGCCTATCGGGGAAGCCGGGCCTTGGTCTGAATGGACGGCGTGGTATGCCTGACCGGGCTTGTAGCGGAGAATGTTGTAGCCCTCCGTGTACCCGAACCGGGGCACCTCCCCGGCCTGCTTACGTTCACCAACGTAATGGTCCAAGCATTCTTGAGCGAAAGCGAGGATTGGTTCATGCTCCACCGGAGGCGATGCCTCCAAGAAATGCAACTGGTCTGAGTCGCGCATGTAAGCGTTTGTTCCGCCCGCTGTGCCGGAGATGCCCCACCGGGTAGACCGGTTCGCATTCACGATTGCTTCAGGACAACACGACGTGTCTGTCATCTGGTACTGGCAGATGAACGGATCAACCCAGATGGGTTCTGCACTCATAGTGGTCTGAGGTTCGGCTAGGTCAGTTGCAATGGACACTTAGGTCACTCCTTATGGTTGTCGGGTAATAGGGGTTCAAAGTATTGGGCGCGTGCGTCGGGGGTGCGGTGGATCTTGTGCTCAGGGACGAATCCGCTGGTTCCGACAAACACAACACGGCGCTCGTTGCTTCCCGTGGGCCTGCAACCGGCATGGCGCACATCTCCGTCAAACATGAGGATCATGTCCTCCTCCGGTTCGACTTCTCCAAGTCCCTCCAACCATGTGTTGCCACCCGTGAACTCAGACAGGTAGATGATGAAGGTGTCGTGCGGGAAGTAGTGGTCAACATGCGGGATCGACATGGGCACCTCGCCGGGTACCACGCAGTTGAACGCCATTCGTATCGGCTGGAACGAGACATTGTTGACGGTGGCGATCTCATTCATCACCCACACGGTCTGCTCAAACAGTTCGGAGCAGACCGGAGAACTCACCCCGTCCCAGTAGGGAGCCGAGTCAGGGCGTGACAGCACACAGTGACCCCAGAAGGATGTGTCGTCATCTGCGGTCAGCCCTAGTTCTGTGAGGCATACCGGTCCCGCAGTTGACTGGTTCCAATACCACGGGAACGTCGGGCTGAGAACTTGGGACTTCCACTCCAAGTATTCGGGCGACTTGGGATTATGGAGAAACCTGTACGACATCGGCTAGGAACTCGGTGGTTCTTCACCGGGTGGGAATGGTCGATTCGATAGGTCTGGCTGCGGGACGTTGACCCAAGCCACATTCTCCTCATCCCAGAGCCACTCGTTGCTCGTCCACGTTGTGTATAGGTCGTAGCCGTCGGGGTAGCCGTTCGGTGGCTCCCACCGGAGAGTCGTTTCGTTTATCACCCATGACATCCACGGATCTGACGGAGGACCGGGCAGTTGCGGAATGAACCCATCCCGAGCCTCGTCCCAAGTCATACCGATACCGGGGCCGATCTTTCTGAACAGGTCGTCGGTGTGAGCGCCCTTGATCCACGGGCCGGGATCTTCTGTTAGTTGCTCGCAGATCGCAGCGCCGTGAGCCTCGTCCTCGCCGTCTTGGTTGTTGAGCGTCATCACAGCAACGACGATGTTGTCGTCGTTGACCTTTGCGTAATGCCACATCGGGGTGTAACCGGCCATGATCAGGCTCCTACCGTGTACCGGACAATCACCACACCGGGTGCAGAGTCGTAGACGCGATCCGTAGTCGGCCAACCGCCGGGACCGTAGGCGTTGCCATTACCCGCAGAACCTTCCCGGTTCCGCCTCTGTGTCGAAGAAGTGGGAGTACCGCCTTCTGGCCCCGGATACTGGTAATCGGTGTGATTGCCCATCTGATCGGGGTACGGGCCTTGATAAGAGCCGCCGCCGTAGCCACCTCCGGCGTACAACTGTGGGCTACCGGTTCGGAAGGAGTTTGGTGAACCCGCTCCCCGAACACCGCCGAACGCCCACGATGGATGGGACGGCCACTCAGTAGCCGGAGATCCGGCCGTACCAGTCGGTCCTGAACCTCCACCAGCACCCCCCGCTATGTAGACGTAATAACTGGTACTGCTGCCGGGGTTCCAGTTCCCGTAACCACCGGGGTTGCCGGAAGGATGGTCAGCGGTCCCGTACCCGCTGGTCGGTTTCGTCTGCGGCCAAGAAGTCGGGGTGGGAAACGCCCAACCGGGCGAACCGCCTCCCGACCCTCCGTCCAAAGCGGGTGCCGAATAAGTAAATGGACTGGACGGTGAAGTGCCACCCTTACCGCCACCGGGGGCGGTGCTCCCGAAACCCGTCGTGTCTCCTCCCTTTGTGTTGTATGAATGAGATCCGGCACCAATAACGATCGGGTACGAACCGTTACCGGAAGGTCCACCGGTCGAAGTGAGAGGTTCAGCAGGCAACTCAACCCAAGCGCCAGCCCCGCCACCGCCTGCCTGCACCGATGACGTGGTGGGCGCCACTGGAATCCTGTCTGACAATCCGGAGGTGCCTCCTGCGCCGAGGAGGAGAACCTCTGCCTCAACCTCGCCGGAGTGGACGTAGAACGTCGTGGAGGAAGTCATCCAGTGGACGGTGTAGTAACCACCGCTCGGATTCGGGTAGACGGACATCTCGCCGCCTTCGGTGATGATGTCACCGCCGCCGCCACCACCACCGAGAGAACCGGATGTCCAGTCAGCGACGTTCTGATTAGCGAAAAACCGTTCAATCCTCGGCATCAGAACCTCCTAAGCCGTAATCTGGTTGACGTAGCCGTGCAGGGTGACCACATTCGCTGAAGCAGCGAACGCCTTCACGACCAACGGGGTCGCATTGCCCTTGATCAACAAACCGGGAGCGACAAGCGTCAACCCGGCCTCCGTCGTAATCGTCAACTCGATCAGGTCATCAGGGGAAGTTGTTCCACCCCACTCAACCGTCAACTTCACATCAGATGCGGAAGTGTTCTGGGCGTACAGCCAGATTTCGTCGTAGGTTGTAGCCGTAGACGACCCGGTGTGGATCGTGGTCCCAGCCGAAGCGGTAGCAGCCACTTTGATTGCCCGGCCGTCAGTTGACCCTGACAGTTTAGATTTGGAATATGTAGCCATGTGGCTCCTATGAGAATACTTGGGTTGAGATTATGAGGTTTGCGCTATCTGCCAACGCTACCGTGCCGGTCGCGTCGGGGAGGGTTATAACCCTGTCGGCTGTCGTCGGGTTGGTCGACTGGAAGAACATTTCGTAGGCGTCGGCTGTGGACCCTTCGAACACGATCCGCTGATCGGTGCCATCCAAGAAGATGTCGTCGGACGCTGTTATCTGTCCTGTCACGGACAGAGATGTGAGGGTGCCTACAGCGGTGATAGCGGACTGGGTGGCACCTGTGACTGTCGCAGCGGTCCCTGACGCATTGCCTGTCAAATCACCCGTCACGTCGCCTGTCACGTCGCCTGTGACGTTGCCAGTGACGTTTCCGGTCAAGTCACCTGTCACGTCGCCTGTCACGTCGCCTGTGACGTTGCCTGTGACGTTTCCGGTCAAGTCACCTGTCACGGGTCCTGCGAGGGCTGTGGCGGTCAGAGTGCCAGACGACGCATCGTAAGTGAGTCCGGTATCGGTTTTCGGGGGGAGATCCCCTGTGGCCGACTCAAACAAGGCAACATTGCAAGTCGCATCGTTTGTGTCGGCAACCGTGATATTCGCTGGGGTAATATTCGCTGTACCGTCGAACGACGTGCCACCAATGGTGCGGGCTGTTTCCAACGCCGTAGCGGTAGCGGCGTTGCCGGTTGCTGAACCAGCAGAACCTGACACGTCGCCAGTCACATCACCTGTGACGTTGCCTGTCACATTTCCAGTCACATCACCTGTGACGTTGCCTGTCACATCACCTGTGACGTTGCCTGTCACATTTCCAGTCAAATCGGCTGTGACACCGCCAGCGACTGTGACATCCCCTGCCGAGTCGATCACCAACCGGTCGTTGGTACCCAGCGTGGCTGCGTCTGAAATCTTGAACTTGTCGGCATCGGAGTCGTCTATACCGATCGTGAACGTCTCACCAGTACCGTTATCGAGAGCGAACGACAGATCAGCGTCGTGTTCCGACCCGGTTAGCGAATAGATCCGCACCATCTGATCCGACGATGCGGCCTTGGCTTCGACCTGCAACGCTGCACCCGGAGACGATTCGTTGATGCCGACACGCAGATTGGTGGAATCCTCGGTCAACACATCGCCAGTCAACACCGACGTGACCGACGCCCACGATGCGCCGTTGTACGACTGAATCTGATCTATGTCTTTCAGGTAGCAGACCATCCCCTCTGTTGGGGAAGTGACACCTGCGTCGCGGGCCGTCGCATCGGCGAACACCATCACAACCTGATCTTGAAGGTAAGTTTGCAGAGTCGCCGCCGGGACCGACTGCAAAGCCGACCATGTTCTATAACCTGCGCCTGCCATTTATCCCAACTTCGCTTCGTCGAGTTTGTCGTCTGTCCTGTCGAGCACCAAACCACGGTGCGAAACATCGTGGTTAGGTATGTGCTGCTTCAAGAAGTACCCGAAGTTTAGCCCGTACACAGTCGGTGCTTCAGATGTGCCGTCGTGAGAATACGAACGGATGCGAACATTGAACGACCGCATCGTAAACCCGCCGGATTCCCGCACCACATGAGTGATCGTTTCGTTACCTGCATCGGTCGCATCAAACACGAACGAACCGATCGGGTCGTCGTCGCCTGCTTCGTCGCGGAACACGTCGACATGGACAGTGCCACGGCCCTTGAACGTCAACCCGATTTCCCGCAACTGAACGTACTGCGACGAATCGAGAACTATCGGAGCAGACCTCCAATAAAACGTGGACGCCAACGTGTCAGCCTCCAACCGGCAAATAACCCCCTCGTGGGGTTCTTGGTACTTGCCGACCGACCCATACACGGCGTCGGTGTTGTTGAACACCTGCCCAGCAGGGACATCCCAATACCTGATGCGGTTATCGAAACCTGTTTCCTGCACCGGGTCGGAAACCCTCCACCACGCAGCGGTGCGTTCATCGAGCACCCATTCGTTCGGCATGAGCACGAAGTCGTTCCAAGCGACACACGACCCGGTGTGGCCCTTGCGTTTTGAAGCGTCGTCGTAATCGCAGAACCCTGTGGCCAAAAACGGGGACATGTTCGCTGAAACGTCGTCGCCTTGCCACGCGTATACGCTGCCTTTCGCTGTTGGGTAGATGTAACCAAGAATCGACATTGCGCCGAGACAGGTGGCGTTACCGGTTACTTTCGGCAACGCCACAACTGTTGGCGATTCCAACGAACCCGTGATCAGCACCGCTCCGCGGCCTTTGATGAGCAGCAACTGGTTGGCTGTGATCGACGCCCACGCCGTGTATCCGGTGGCGTTTTGGATCTCGAACGTGATCTGCTCACCAAACGTGTTCGCTCCAGACGACTCGAAATCAAACAAAACGCCCGGCGGAGTTGAGAACACGATGTTTTCGTTGGAAGTCAAGTTGGGTCCGTTGACCCGAGTGAACTCCGACACGACCATTGCTACAACCCTGTTCTGATGAGACAAGATTTCAGACGGCTTGTTCGTTGTCGGCGACCCAACACCTGTCGATTCCGACATCAAATACTTAGGTGACGCACCACCCGTGCCGTCAACCGCATCCGGGTACGCCACCGTGTCCCAGTCGGACAGGTCGTGAGACATCCACGACGCGACCACAACCGGTTCGCCGGGACGAAACTGGTCGTCTTCGCTAAACGTGCCGGAACGCTTCTCGCGGGTCGACGCGAACGTGATTGGACGCCACAGTTCAGAAGAAATCGGAGACGGACCAGTAGTCATACTGCGGTCCAAAATCTCGTAGTTCAAGTCGTCGGCCAGATTGACGGCTTCAACGTGGACGTTGCGACGGTATGTAGACGCACCATCGTGTTCCAACCATTGCACCCCTACATAGAGTTCCACCGGGTACGAATACGACTCAGACGGGCCACCCAACCCGCCCTGTGAAGCAAACCCGCACACCTCGAAGTTGGAACCAGACTTCGGTGCGTTGCCGTTGTAATGCCACCCTGACGCCGAATCCAACAAATAGTCGGAGCCAGACACCCGGTTCAACTGTGTGGCCGTACGAACCGTCTGCATCTTCGGCAACGGCGACAACCCCGTCGTCGGCAACGCCACACAACCCCACGTATCAGTTGTCTGTGCCGTGCCCGGAGGTTGCGTCGGAGAATACTTGTCTCGGATGCCGGGACTGAAATCAGTTATCTGAAAGTATTTCAGTTCCGGCATGTTTCACACCCAGTAGTAACTTCAACGTGGCCAGTTCTTCTTGCTGGGCTGCTATTTCGCCCCGCAACTCGAACAGTGTCGTAGTTGACTCTAATGCGTGGAAATCTGCCTCGCGTTCCCGCCCCGCAACAGAAGTTTCCTGCGACCGCACGAAACCTTCGACTTTGGCACGGCGTTCCGTGGAGAACACCATCGCCGACTCTTCGTGCAAGTTGGCGAGGTTCCCTGCCACAGCGCAATAAAGGGCAGTTAGTTCCTCTACGGAAAGAAGATGGTAACCGGTGAAGTCGTGGTTCACTGTCGCCGAGCGCGTTTCGACGCGACCGGCTCAGGCTTGTCTTCATCGGCATCAGAATCAGGTTGCTCCGTGCGGATCTGCTTCTGGTAATCCTTCTTCAACCGGTCCAAGTCTTTGGCCTGCTGGCGGATCATCGTCAACATGTCTTCATGCTCGTCCACCGTGACCGACGCCTCTGAAATGTTGGTTCCAGAAGGATCGTCGATCACGGTGACAAAGCGTTCATCTTCGTCAACATCTGACACCTCAACGATGGGTTTTGTTTCTTCCCACCGTTCAGGGTCGTCGCTGCACCCGTACCTGACCTGCAACCGTCGCAACTCGTCGCTGCGTTCCCGCATCGCTCTCGACGGCTTGTCAACCAGATCCCAGTTGCCGAACCAGAGTTTCGCTGCTTCGACAGGGACAATGGCTGTACCAGCCGGGTTGACCGAGTACGTGGTTCCGTCGAACGAATCGACGAAAGCCACGTCTCGTAGGTTCTTGACACGCACTACTGACATGCCGCCGCTGCCTTTCGATTGTGAATGGGTTACAACTTCGAGAACCAGATGGCAGCCGTGTTCGTGGTGCCGATCTCCGTCCCGAGGTAGATGCCGAACTGGTCGCCGACAATCGCTGTCGCGTCCGCTGGAGACACCTTCGCTGCCGCGCCGTCGGTGGTCGCATGGAGCGTCACCAGATCGTCGAGAGCAGGGGCCGTGTCGCCAATGTTGACAACTGCGTAGCCGAACACGACAACCTCAACCACCCCGTTGGCGGCTGCTGCGTTCTTGGCTACACCGATGACACGCTCCGGCAGGCTGTCGGACACATCGAGTGTCTCAACGGTAACCGTGGTCGTGTCGGTGTCGACGGACGCTGCTATTGCAACGAGGTCGTTGGCGGATACAGCCGACGCAGCCTTGAAAGGAGCGACGACCTGAAAGTTGCCGGACGCACCGGTCGTCAGACCGAATGCACCGAGTGGGTTGGTGATTACCTGATTAGCCATGTCGTCTCTCCTAAGCCGTCAGTGCGGACATTTTGCCCTGCAACTGGCAGTTGTTGATGACGAGGTTACCAGCCCAGAACAGTTTGGCGACCATCGCATCCTGCTGGATGGGTGTCTGGAAATCCTCCAGATAGAAGTCAGCCCTCGGCGAAACCGCAAAGTGGATGAAATCTTCGTTGAGGAAATAGATGTGGTGCCCTGAACCCGAGCCGGACGGACCGTCTGTGGGTACGTGCGAGTCGACGCACAGCGGAACGCCGTTGAACAACAGGTTTGTGAACCCTGCGTTCGCCAACTGCTCGTCTACAGCGCCCTGTCCGACGTTGATTTGCACGTCGGACTGGTTCAGTGAGTAGAACCGGTTGTAGTTCGTCTGCGTTGTCACCAACACGGTCGGATGTCGGCCACCATTGGTGCAGTTGCCGAACATCGTCTGCATCGTTGCCAGACTCAGGGTTGAGGTAGAGCCGTCGTACTGCGACTGCCACCATGTGTTGGTCGAACGGCTGATCCCACCGTATGTGGTGAGAACCGTTGAATCGTCGACAGCACCTTCGATGCCGTCGATCTGCTTGGTGTCGGTTGACCCGTCTGACCAGAGTCCCGTTCCGAGGATCTCCGCCATTTCCATCTCTGCCTGCTGGAAGTACAGACGAATGAAATCGGCGACAGATTCCGGCGAATCGGTCTTGATCAGGGTCAGCCCATCTACCGTCACTGGGACGTAATACTGTTTCCAGTCCCATGCAGCATTCTTGATGGTGTCCGACGGGGTTACGTCCAGAAGGTCGAATCCCGAGTAGGCACCACCTGCTGCCAGACGGCTGTGCATGAGTGGCACCTCGATCTGCGTCCCACCACGAACAATCTTCTTGTTCGCCGAGTTCAGGCGGAACAGCAGAAGGTTCGAGTTGTAGACGTTATCGGTGACTTCCGGGAGGATGTACCGACGCGCGATAGAGGTGACCACATCGGAGCCGATTGGCGTTGCCATGTGTTATGTCTCCTGTTGGTTGGTCACGTTACTTTTCCGAGTGCCGCAGCGATTTCGTTGACCATCGCTGATCGACGCTCCGTTGCGTTACTCGGCACCGCATCAGGTTCCTGCCTAGGTACAGACCCGGCAGTACCCCCGACAGCAGCCATCTTACGTTGCTTGTCCTTTTCGGCTTCTGTTTGGGCGATGCGCTTATTGAACTCCCGATCACGGCCTTGTTCGGATTGCAGATACACTATCTCAAGTGCACGTTCTACGGCTCTGACAGGATCACCAGTTTCCTGAACCAGAGCGGGGACTATGTTTAGTCTTGCTGCCTCATCTGCGAGACGAGCCACCTCCGACGAGTTGAGATCATACGTGTTGGCAAACTGGGCCTGCGCTGTCTCCACAGACTTCAAGTTCTGCTGCTGCACAACAGCCTGCTGCTGCTTGTGCTGCGCCGCCAAATAGCCCTCCAACTTGTCAACCTTCTTCAACCGGTCCTGCACCGAATCAGGCAACAAATCCCAATCCTCATACGGATCAGCCTCGTCAACAGGTGTTGACGGCTGCGCCGGTTGCTGCTGCGGCTGCTGACCCTTGGGAACAAGGTCATACTCGCCAGACATGTACCCGACGAACTGCATTGCCTCATCCGGGTTGGTGTTCATCCAATCCCAGAACCGTGCAACACGTTCCGCCTCATCCTGCGGGACACGCACATCCCCCAACTGGACGTAATCCGGGGTGTCGCCGCCGGGGGCCGGGGTATCCCCATCGGCGGCTTGGAGATCGCCACCCCCGACGGCGACTTCTTCAGCGACTTCTTCTACCGCCTCTACAGGCTCATCGTCGTCAGTCGCGAACTGTGACTCAAGATCCGACACCCAACGGTCAGACCCGTACTCGGGTTCGAACCCCTGCTCTTTCAGAGAGTCATCTATTTCTTCCTGCGAAAGTTCTTCGTCGGCCATTTACCTCATCTCCGCCGTTGGAATCAGTTATGTCGTGAAGTGCGGCTACCGGAGTCCCCTAGACGCCACCAGTCTCCGTAGTTCGTCAGGGTTAGGTGACACCCGGTTCGGGCCGGGTGCCCGTTGGGCCGCTGCTTGACCCACGCCGCCCTGTGCGGCTGCTCCGATTTGACCAGCCATGCCGGGAGGAACAACACCACCAGCCTGCGCCAGCGCCTGCGCCGCCTGTTGCAGCGGCTCACGCAACTTTTGAAGAACAGTGGCTTCGATGCTCGACAGATACGCGAGGTCGGCGTCAGGTGCTGCCTTTAGTTGGGCGAGCGAAGACAGGAGTTGATGCAACCCCTCCGACATCGTGTTGTTCTGGCGAGTGCCACCAGCCATGTGTTACTTCTTTGCTGACAGATCGCGTGGTGACTGTGACTTCTTGGAAGACACGTTTGATCCGTAGTCGCGGCCAGCGGTCTGACCCAACTTGTGAACCTTGATGTTCTTCCCCGAAGTTGAAGCGGGACCGGGCATCTGATGCTCCTTGTTTAGAGGTCCAACGCGTTTCTGCGTTGGTTCTGTTCTGTATCGTCGCCTTCTGCCTTGTTAGCAGAAAGTCTACCGTCGAGTTGTCGAACCACCGAACCCTTCTCGTCGGGGCCATTCCAGCCTCGCGGAGTTGGGACGTTATTGGACGTGAACTTCTCGGCCATGTGGTTACCTTACACTCTTTCCGTCAGCGTTGTCTATTACGTGAGCCCATGTTCGGATTTGGTTTCCCGTCGCCGCCGATGCCGAGCACACCGCCTGCGTTGACTCGTTGCAGAATCTGTTCGCGGTTCGGGTAATCGTGGGCTTCGAGCACCGCTTGGGCGTCCAAAGCACCCATAGCGAACAATGTTTCCGCCTCGGCTATACGAGCGGCACGAGAAATCGGCATCGCCGAACCTGCACGCACATACAGCGAGAACCTCATCGGATCTGCCCCCTCGTCGTTCGGGACGAAGAAGTGGCGTGCCCGCAAAGCCAGCATCGACCGCTCCCCGTCGGGTCCCACAATCGACATGACCCGTGGCAGCGAGTAGTTCTCCACCACGAGGTTAGCCAGCAGGCTACCGGCCTTGGACAGGCTTCTTTCGAGGTTCCGTAGTGCCAGACGGATTCGTACAAATGCGGACTCGGCAACCGAGTCGATGACACCTTGCGAGTTTCGTCCCGTTGGTGAGAACCCCCGTACGACCCCCGAGAGTCCACTGATCCTCTCCATTTCGTTGATGTAAAACTGGATCAGTTCCTGCACGTCGTTCGGCATTTGTGGCGGCACAAGCCAACCAGCCTCGGACCCCGCACCTTTCGTGATGCGTTGACCGGGACGGTTCACAATCTTTGTGCGAGGAATACCGGACCGGGAATCCTCCATGAAAATCGGGTTGGATACCAGTTCGGCGTGCTGCTGCAACGCAGCCAGCAAACGGTTTATCGCCATCTGCGGGTCTGCCAAATGGTCTACGAGGGCTATCCCCCACATGTCTCCGATGTCGTGGTTGACGTACCGGACGTACGGATGGTTGCCGTGTTCCCACATGTCGATAGCGCGTTCGTTGACGAGGACATGCGAACCAGTTGTGATAATGACCCGCCATTCGGACACGTTGAACGGTTCTTCTTCTTCGTCTCCCTCAGCGGGGGTGTATAACGTGTTTTCTTTGATCCACGCTTCGAACACCGTGATCGACCCGTCGTAGTACGCAGAATCGGAAACCCGGCCGTTTTGACCCGGCTTGCCGTACACAGGCGGAACAGTTCCTGACCCCCCCGAATGGGCTGCAAGGTTCGCCATAGGTGATTTGGAACCGGTTTCGTTGGATTCCCGGTCGGGAAGCGAAAACCCTGCACCCATGTCGGCTTCGATAACGTCGCCGCGGTTCGGGAACCGGCGTTCAAACTCGGTGATCGACAGTTCCCGCGCCTCAATGATGTAGTTGGCGTCAGTCAGCGAAGTTGCCGCTGGGTCGACGAACAGCGAGAACGGGTCGCAGCGGCGCATCAGCGCGTTGCCTGCACCGCCGTCGGCGCCCGGGTCGTACACGCATTTGAAAAACCCGGTGCCGTAGATGAACGCGTCGAACAGAACTTTCTCTACTTCGCCCTCAAAGTTGTGGTTGACCCACAGAGAATCCAAAACGGTTTCGAGGTCTTGAGCGAGTTTCTGCTGAAAGTTGGCGTACTGCGAATGCGGGTCCGCTGACGGTACCGCTTGGAACTTGACGCGCTGATCGGTCATCCATCCGACAAGCGCCGACACGATCGGGTAAATCTCGGATGCTGTCGGAGACGGCATCCACGCGTCGCGGGTGTTGGACCAGCCGCGGTTGTGGACAAGCCGGTACGCTTTGCGCCACCGGTCGTGACGGCGAGACATCTCGCGTTTAGCGTTGCCGTACAGCCCGTTGATGCGGCCTGCTACAACATGGTCTTCACCCTGTGCGTGTTCTACCCGTTCGGCTACAGCCACTGCTTCACTTCTCGTTGACCGGTTTCGGTTTGCCGCCTCAGCGTACTATCCATACCCTCGTCGCTTACTCTAAGCGATTCCTTGTCGGATAAATCGACAGGCACATAGTTGTGTGGAGTACCGGTTCGTTCCGTCATCTCAGCGGACTTGCGGTCCAGTTCCGCCGCGAACTGTTTCTTGTCCGAAATGACTTTGCCGACCGTGTGGTTGAAATGTTCGTGCATGACTTTCGCAGGCTTGAACGAGTAGACGCGGCGCAACATCGGTTTACCACAATCGGGGCAATCCAACATCGGGTCGTCGTTGTGGTGCTGAAACTTTTCGCCGTGAGTTTGGCAACCCCGGCACCGGTACAAGTAGACAGGCATCAGCGGTAGTGTAGTTCTTCACACTTGCACCACGTATCACCGCACATCCAACACTCCCGCGGACGATATTCCTGCAAGGGGTCGTGTTCAGCAAGGTCGTGTCCTACAAGGTCTACCTTGTTGGTTTCAGTTGTTTTCACAGGGTCAAGGTTGTCAGTCATCGTGTGTCCACGCTTTGAGAAGACCTATCCGGGTTGCGGAGTCGGGGTGGTCGTGTATCCATCGGTGGCAGTTGCGGCAGATGGCGACTGTGTTGTGTTTGTCGAGGATGTCGCCGCCTCTTGCCCGTGTGAGTGGTTCGTGTAGTTCGGTGGATCGTCTCGAACACGCGTACGATCCTTTGTCGAGTCGTTTGCCGTACTCTATTCCGAATGACTGCATCCGGTGGAGTCGTATGGCGTCTCCGGCTTCGCACCACGGCCGCAGGCCGAGTTCCCATTTGACAAACTCGGCTCGTTTCTTGTTGATCAACGCCCGTTTCTTCGATACGCGCCGTAACGGTGTTTTACGCTTCAGTCGGGTGCGTTTCATGCTGTCACCTGTTCTTCCCATTGTTCCCATGCAGGTTGAATCGGCAGATCGTCGATTGCGTCTTCGCTGCCGCCCATAGGTCCCTCGTAGCCGGTCACAGGTCCCTCTGTAGAGGCGCAGATGCACGCTATGGCCATAGCCATCACACAGTCGTCGTAAGACCGCCCAGAGCCGTCTGCGGGGCCGTAGCCGCCGTTGGGGAGTGTGACGTAGGTTCGCATCTCGTCATACGTTTTCGCGTCGTGGATGGTCATGTCGCGGTCGGCTATGAGTTTGATCAACCAGCCGATCGCCCATTCTTTGCGTTTCCACGTTGTTGACCAACCCATTGTTTCTGAAATCTTGCCGGGTGTCTTGTCAGCCCACCTGTTGCGCCAAATGTGCGGGTAGTCGATTTCGACGAGTCGGCCGATGGTCGCATACCCGGGTCCTTCGACTTCAGTTGAGATTGTTGCGTGGTTGTAGAACGCACCCAGTTTGGCGAGTTCCTCAGCGAACGTCATCGGGTCGATTTTGCCATTCCAGACCGCTACCTGTTCGTAGGTGCGGCGGTTGATGACTTGAGCACACGCGTTGTCTCCCATCGTGGTGTGGGTGGGGTCTGCGCCAACAAAGTATTTTCCCCACGACAGATCCGATGAGGGTTTGCGGAAAATGGTGAGGGACCCTGACCGGTCGGGAATAAACTCGACCGAGTTGCCTTTGCGTTGCAGAAACCCTTTGACACCGTTTTTGGGTTCGTACACCTGCTTCAGGTTTTCGACAGGGAACACGTTGGTGCCGGACGCTATGAAGGCTTCTTCCGGGGTCGCCGGGTATTCCTGCATGAACCGTTCGATGTTGGAATCGGCGAGGTTGCGTATCGCCCACCGTCTCCACACGAGATGGTCGTCGTCAACCCCCATCTTTTTGAGTACCCGTTCGTCTTCGTCGAGATGAGACAGCGTTTCTTTCTTCAAGTTGGAAAACGATGCCGTGTACTCGGGGTGTTCCCACCACGGGAAGAACAGCGGTTTGAAGTCGTTGTCGCCGGTTACCGCGTTTTGCCATGTGTCGTAGAACCAGTTGCCGACACCGTTGGCGGTTGATTCGAGAATGATCATCGACTTCGGGTGGTTGGGGATGGTTTGCCGCAACCCGAGCATCATTTCGTCTGGCCGATCCCAGAACGCTATTTCCGACCCGTGCATGGCGTTGATGGTTCGTGAACGACCGGCACGCATGTTTTTCGCTGTCGCTATGCGGATGCTGGAACCGGTTTCTTCCCACGCCAGTTCTTTGCGGGAAACATACTTGGTTGTATACAGATCCTTGAATGGGAATGTTTCCCAATACAGTTTGGTCATGTTCAGCAAGTATTCGGATGCGTCGATTTCGTGGGCGATGACAAGGCCGTACGTGTTCTCGTGCAACACCACCCACGAGAACATGAGGGCTTCCGAAATCGTTGAGATTCCCAACTGGCGGGCTTTGAGCACCACGATGCGAACCGGTTTGCCTTCGCTGTATTGAGTGTTGACAGCATCCAACACTTGGCGTTGCGCCCAGTTGGGATGCAGCGGCTCAACCGTTTGCTGTTTCGTGCGGATCGACAGCCGCGAAACGAACGGTTCGAAGTTCACGCCGGGCCGTCTTGTTCCGGTTCAGGTTGATCTGGGACGGGTTCAGCGGCGCTGGTTCCCATTTCTTCCAGCATGATTTGGATGTCGCCCCGCAACGCCGACATGTCCTCCGATGATTCCTCGCCGAGCATCGCCATCATTTTGGTAAACAGGTTGGTGATCATCTTCTGTTTGACCTGTGGTGAACCCTCGTCGAGCATCAACATGGTTTCTTCGATGACACGCCATGCGACGCGACGCACCCCTACACGGAGGTCCTCGTCGTCCCGTACCGCCGAAGAAACGGGAACGTCGTCGACTGCGTTACGAACCTTCTCCACGTCGATGTCAAAAATCGTCGCAATCGTCGTAGGAGACAGCCCATACGTTGCTAGCCGCGCAAGGACGGTCCGTGCAGGGGCACGAGCCATTAGAACGGATCTTCCGGCATCGGCACCCGGCCGGGGACCACATGGTCGGGTACCGCATCGTAGAACTTTCCGTGATCCAACGCCAGTTTCCGGGCCTTGAACTCCTCGTAGGTGACCCTTCGTTGATCATCGTCGGCAATATCGTTCACGGACCATGATTCTCCCGGCTGCTGCGTTTTTGCAGCGTCGGACGCTGACAGCAACGCGTAGTTGCCGGTTCGGTTCACCTTGCCGTTCTCATCCCACACCAGTTCGTAACACGGTATGTACTCCTTCGCTTGCTGTATCGCAATCGATACATGCCACGTCGTTCCAGACTTGAAAGTCGGACCGGTGCGTTCCTTCACAGTCATTCTTCTTCCTTCCGGTAGTCCCACCCATCGTCTTCTTCATAATACTTTTCGTCGATGGATCGGTGTTGTTCAACATATTTGTTCAACCGTTCAACTATTTCTTTCATTTCCTCCTCAGATAGCGGAGCATTTGTTCTTCTAACACGATTCCAGTCAATCCCCATTCTTCAAAGACTCCCTTGCGTTATTGAGAAACTCTGAGAATCGGTTAGGGTCTGGACGGGTAAGGACGGGTTGGGGTTCATGGGTGAACCCCCGTGGAGGCTCAAATGAACCCCCGTGAGGTTCAGATTGAACCCCCGTGGACTCACGAGGGTTCAGATTGAGCCCCCGTGAAAAACTGATTTCATAACCGTTCGGCCGATGATCAGAACGAATATGAACAGGACCAGGCACAACACGCAACTCGTCCAAAGCAACCAGTTCCTTGATCGCCCGCTTGACAGTCGACCGTGAAACTTTAGTTTTCTTTGCGATCGTTTCGATAGCGGGCCAAGCGTTAGTTCCATCATGGTCACAGGAGTCTGCAATAGCCAGTAAAACCAATCTGGCCGACCCCGTGGACTCAGACAGGTCCCACACATCCGACATTACACGAATAGACATCAGCCCGCCTCCACCGGGTAATAGTCACCAACCTTCGGCGACTTCCCCACCCACTCAGAGTCGATCACGTACACCTTCGGTTGAGGACGACCGTTCTTCTCCGAATACTCCGCGTGAACCATCCCGAACTCGATGAGCCGCTTCGCACGAAACGACGCAACCCGCCGACTCCGGTCACCACCCAGAATGTTTCCCAACTCCTGATTAGACATCTCTACCTGCCACGACCCATTCACGCGTTCAGCGTTCGTAGCCAACGCATCCCACGTATCGCCATCTAACGCCGTGAACGTCCTGATCTTTCGTGTTGACACACCGTGTCTCCTTTGATATGTTGATTCCCGTTGCGGTAGTCCACGACCGTAATCACACGGAACCTCCTTCCAGAACGGGGGCCGGGATGAGGAATCACCCGGTCCCCGTTCCTGTTTTCAGCCGCTTCTTACGGCGAACATCCACATCCAACGAGATTCCGTACGCATCAGACACCGGCACCACCAGATGCTTGTCTGAAAACGGCACCACCAACGTCAACAACACATCCCCGTTGGCCGTGAACCGCATGTCCCGCATCGACGCAGAAAACATTGTCTGATCAAACGACGGCTTCACACCAGAACGCCGCTCAGACAACACCTCGTCCTTAGAAGGACCCGGATCAGGCCGCCCAGCAGCCTTCGGACTCACTCCTCGTCCCCCTCGACAGACTCTTCTTCCTCCACCCCCGGAAAAAACGGTTCAGAAGGCTCCAAAGCCTCCCCCTCAGCGTCCCTACCCCAATACTGCCACGCCGGAAGCGTCTCAAACAGGCCAGAAGACGACCCCACATCGTCCTCAAACTCAATCTGTGCAGAATCCGGGTCAGATTGACCCAAAAGCGTACGCACAACAGACGTACACATCGCCGTGATCGACGCAAACGCACGATCCAACAGCATCAACGCCAACCACAACGTTGACAACACCGACGCACACGCCGCAACCACCACCACAACCACACTCCAAGGCATCCAAGCCACCTTTCTACGACATCTAGGTTGGTAGTGTAGCACACCCAAGAACGGAATCCATTGATTTTTTTCACAGTGCGGATTCTGACTGCGCCATCCCCCCCCTATGTGCCGGTTGGTGGTCAAACCGGGACTGGTGGTGTCTAGCCGGTCAATAATCCCGGTAATGTCTCGGGTCGGCTATTGTTGTTTCTGTCCCTCCTGTGAGGACAGGGGAAAGGGACCGGCCGGAGATACCGGCTGTCATACATAGAGAGGAAAACGTCATGGACATTACCGTCCTTGTCGATTCCTTGGATGGCTACATTCAGACCGCCGAAACGGTAAAACGTGACGACGTACTCTGGATACGGCGTCTTGACAAAATCATGGAAACCGTCCCGGATTCCTTTGATATTGATTGGACCGCCGTGAAGGAAGGAATCCCGGAAACGGTTTCCGTGGACACCGATGCCGCCGACGCGATAGCAAAGACGATTACCGTCCTTGCCTCCGACGACGATGACGTGGCCAAGGAAACGGTAGAACGGTGGGAATCCGTCCGGCCAGCCAACCGTGGACGTTCTTCGAACGGTACACGGGAATCCAAGGAAACCGATAATCCGGTATGGACGTGCATCACGGTTTCCGATAGTTCCGGTAGGGAACTGCAACGGCATTCTAGGAATCCCGGTGCGATTTCTTCCCTCTACTATCCCGTATGGGAATACTTGAGGGACAACACGGAACTGACCAAGAGGGATTGGGATCCCTTGCGGAAGGAAATCAAGAATGCCGTTTATTCCGGCAGAGAAGGAATCTTTACCGTCGGGACCGATCCCGTCTATACGGTGGCGGTTTCCTTCTAATAAATACGGTACGGGACCGGCCGGTGCGCCGGTCGGTCCCCTACCGTCACAATCCCTAACGGTTTACCTACGGTTCGATTCCGTAGTGGGGAACTACGCCTATGCACGAGAGGAGGTGCGATATGCGAGGCAAGGTAAAAGGGACCGTGACCATGTTCTGGAAAGGTCCAAACCCACAAGGAATGGAGGTTCCTATGACAGATCATGAAGAGTTGATGAAGGAGGTGGTCGCATGAGGCGAGTTATGCAGTTTGCTTGCAAGAAATGCAAGGTCAGATACCCCGTGACCCACGAGATGTTCTACGACGACGACCCCAAGTCGGACACGTATCTTGACCTCTGGTGCGGGGACTGCGGGCGCGACTTCGAGGAGGAGGAAGGGTGAGGGGAAACGGTCAAGGAAGGAATGGAGGTTCCGATGACAGAGCATGAAGAGTTGATGAAGGAGGTGGTCGCCTTCCTCATCGAGAAAGCCCTCAGTGAAAAACCTTCGGGTTCGTACTACGGAGGACAGGTCACCGTCTCAGAGTTTGAAGATCTCAAACACGGAGGTTCCGATGACTGACGAACAACAGGTGTTCGACGGGATGGCCGACCTTGACGACGGGTCGGCGTCACCCGAGCATGTGAAAATCATGCTGGAAGCAATGCGCGAAACCCTTGCTGCTGCGAGGCACAACACGCGGGTCCTACAAGGAAAGGAGTCGTGATGGCAAAGTTCGCCACCTACGTTGGCTGGTTGTTCATGCTTGCCGTCGCCGGGGTGCTGCTGGGCTACGCGGCAGGGTGGTTGATTGACCACGCCAACCCCCTCGGCGTGTGAAAGACCTCGAATCGTACTCTTGACAACCCCGTCTACCTCGTGTATAATGAAGGGGTGAGAACTAGGAATGGAGGTTCCGATGAAAGTGGACTACAACATGTCCGACCCTGTAACAGTCGAGTTTGACGAAGGTCGAACCGTCGACATCGACAAAGTGTGGATCGAAGTTGACTGCGACTGTGCCGATGCCCCGCATCTTCAGGTCCTGTCCGAGTGGCTGTGACCCCCACGCGCAGTCTCGAATCGGCCTTAGACGAACGATTCGGGTTCACCGACCTACCGGGAGCCGCGAGCGTAAAGCGCAGCGGCCTGAAGTTGCGGAAGGAGGTGAAACTTATGGACACACCCACCAAGAAACGTGACTGGCTACGCACTCCGGTGCTCGAACTCCTCCAACGCGAGGCGGACCGCGAGTGGACAGCGATAGAGGTGCGGGAACGGATCGGGCACGACAACCTCGATTCGATCAACTCGACACTCTCTGAACTGCACCGCAAGTCGCAGTACCCAGTCAAACGGGTCGCTCCGGGAAGGTACGCTTGCACGTTGTACCGCTCCACGAACAAACTCGTGGAGAAAGTGGAACGCATCACCCGCGGAGAAACCCTACGTGTAGGAGACTTGTTGGAAGTCGTGTTTGTGCGGGGAGGAAAGGTCCTCGCCATCGACTCCGACGACAACCTGCTGGTGATCTCGGCCCGCACAGTCGAGAACTTCTGACACCAGCCCTTGCGGCCTCACCGTCCCTCCCCTTGGGTGGGGCCGCTTGGGGTGGTATCCAGCCACCAACTCTTGACTGGAAGGAGCAAGAGAAGTGCTAAGAAAACCCGAACATGAGGAACCACGGGAAGTTCTCGAACCCATCGTGGTCCACCCCGAGAAGATCGGGAAACAATCGGGTGTCGTAACAGTACCCACCCCTGACTCGTTCACATACGGGCCAAAAGGAGTGGAACTACCAAAGTACGACCCCGAATCGTTTCCCGAGTCGGATCGGATCAAGATACCCAACGAATCCACCTTCATTGACCACGACGGCCTCGTCTACTCGGTGGCCGTCGACCTCCAACGAGGAAAGGTTCCAATGATGTGGGGTCCGTCAGGGGTAGGGAAAACACAGTTGGCCCGCCACATGGCCTTCCTGATGCGAGTCCCATTCGAGCGCATCCCGCTCGGAGAGACAAGCGAACGGGAAGACGTGACAGGTCACTACGAACTGAAAGGTTCCACAACAGAGTGGGTGCAGTCCCGTCTAGCCCGATCATTCGGGCGACCGGGAGTTATCTGCATCGACGAGTGGAACGCTGCACCACCCGCTGTGCTGCATGTGGCACGACCCGTCCTCGACGACTCAGCGCAACTCGCGTTAGACGCCTACGACGGACGCATCCTGCTCAAGCACGCACACAACTTCATCATCGCAACAGGAAACCCCGACTGGATGCCCCAGTACGCAGGTTTGCTGCCACTATCCGAAGCAGATGCCGACAGGTTGTCGCACATCGCCGTCGGGTGGCCGGACTCGAAGATCGAAGCGGAGATACTCCTCAACCACATCGAGTCTAGGGAACTAGACAGGGTTCCGGCGTGGCAGGTGGTGTGCGGGTTGATGGCATGGAAGGACCTACGCAAGTCAATCGACGAAGGAAACCTCGGTATCACCGCAGGTACACGTTCGTTGATGAACTTCGTGGAACTTCTCCAATACCACCCGGTGCGTGAAGCCATGTCGAAAGTGTACGAACGGATGGACACCCAATCGTTCAGCAAAGTCGTACACGTACTCGACCATCACGACTGGGCGAAGTACTCCAAGCCAACAGCAGCCGAACTTGTCCAAGACTCCAGCGACCCCATAGGGGACCTGCTGACACGGATACCGGAAGAGTTGAGTGGGGTGGAACTTGAGTAGCGTCGAACACCCCGGTATAGAACTACCCGTCAACCAGCCCGCCACGGCCGAATCCTACGCAGAAGCGGCACGGGTAGCGGCCCGTCTCCTGCCGAGGCTCACAGACATAGTGAGAACCTCAGCAGGAGACAACGGGCTGCGGGTATCAATCAACCAACACTCGCAGGGACCCTGCACAGACGGAGCCACGGTTCACTTACCGTTAGACCCCGGTTTCGCCGACATAGACCCGGACAACCCGTGCGTATGCGACGAAGAACCCGAATCGTGCCTCTACCACATCACCGTCGGGGTGCTGTTACACGAAGCAGCCCACATCAGCCAAGGCTCAACGAAACCCGTTGATGTCGAGTTCTGCCAACGAGTAGAACTCGGCATCGCCAAACTGATGGAAGGTATGCCGGAAGAGTTCTCCGAAGCGTTCATAGACAGGCACGACGACGCAGGGTTGTATTACATCCGGCAATGTGTAAACGGGCCACGGGTTTTGGCGAGATCAGGGTTGGAAGTTGCGTCATGGTTCAACCCCGACGCACCCCTGCTGGCCAACGCCTTCGAAGACGCCCGCATCAACAAAGCAGTCGGCGATAGCCGATCCGCTTTAGGTCAACAGATGGCGCGGCTCGCCGAAGGGCTCGTCGTGCGGGCCGCTGCCGGTGAAGGCATCGTCGAAGGCCCCGTCGGATACCAAGTAGGTGTCGCAGTCAACTTGGAGGTCGAACACGATCTCGACCTGAAACCGGTGCTGAAGTCGGAAACGGTTCTGGCCTGTCTCAACGACCCGAACGTCAAACGTGTTCTCGACAAGTTCAAACTCGAAACCACCGCCGAAGCGGTCGCTGCCGGGATTGTGCTCGCCGAATACGCCCGAGAAACATACGGGTTGTTCGAAAGTATGCAACCCGAGCAGACCGGGGAGGACACCTCCCGCACCGGAAACGGTCGGGCAGCATCCCAGCCGATCAAGTCCGGTAAAGACCTCGGCGACGACGGCAAGTTGAAAGAAAGCCAACGGCTTCGAGACAAAAAGAAACTCGAACAAGAAAGGTCGGAACTTGTCGCACGGTCAGACCGATCTGCTCGAGCAGAGGCGTTCGGTCGAGCCAAATGGACTGACCGTGGAGCCGATAAACCCGTCGAGAGTCTCGAACCCGTTCTGGCTGAGATACAAGCAGCGATGAACGAGTCCCGAGCCGGGGACACCTCGGAACACCTCGACGACCTGATGCAAATGCCGGGCGGAAGTGGACTGGTTGGAGATTCGGGTGAAGGCCGCTACGTGCCTCTGATCCTGCGACCCGACTACGAAAAAGTACCGGTATACGGTGACGGGGTGAAGTTGCTCGCCGACTACAAGTTCCCGGCAGGAGGCGGGTTCGACCAATCCAGCGACCTCGAAGTGAAAGTTCAAGCGCCGGTTCATAAATCGCAACGCAAGTTGGCGGACGCACTCGGCATGAACAGGAGGTCAGCGTCGACACCGAACCTTGTGCGAGGAAGGCTGCATGGCAGCAAACTTGCACGAGTTCCGACCGGTAACCGTCGAGCATTTCGCCGGATCGACAAACCCCGGAAACGATCCTATGCCGTACTCATCGGAGTCGACCAATCCGGTTCAACCCTTGGAGATGTCAACGAATACCTCGTGGAACTCGCGTACGCGCAAGCAACGCTGCTTGCGCGGCTAGGTATTGCGTTTGCGGTAGCCGGGCACACCGGAGGCCGGTACCTGGTGGGTGAAGACGATCACAACGTCGACTGTGACCCAGAAGTGGCCGACGATTTGCGGGGTAGGGTCGGATCAAATGTGGCGTCGCTTGCGACCATCCAACTCGTCAAGAACTTTGCGGAACCGTGGGACGAAGCAGCCAAATCGGGTGTCGCTTCGCTCCATGCCGCCCATCAGAACCTCGACGGGTTGACGATGCGAACCTACATTGACATGCTCTGCACGCAACGGGCAACCGACCGGATCTTGCTCTACTACACCGACGGTGCGATGCCCGCCGAGGACCATGACAACCAGAGGGTCATGCTCGAAGCACAGTGCAGACGGGCGAAAGCGATGGCGCAACTCCCAGACCGGAGACTCCACGTCGTCGGAGTAGGTGTAGGAACCGACTCGCCGAAGGAATATGGGTTAGACACCATAGCGGTCAACCTCTACGACACCGAAGCAGGTGTCGTCGAGGTTGTGGAAGGTCTAGCCGACCGCATATCCGACTCGATCCGTGGATGAGTTGTCAGGGGCGATCATGTGGCTTGTCATATGGGGCCTCGTTTACGTCATCTGGGTCGTGATTACAGAACCTCTAGGCATATAACCAACAAACAAAGGAGAGTTACGTGAAGAAATGCCCGAGATGCGGCGAAGCAAACATGCGCGAGCCGCGCGAAATAAATGCTTTGAGTAGAACAACGAGAGGCATACAAGACGACCCCGTGTACGTCTGCTCCGACTGTGGAACAGACGAGGGTCTCGAAGAATACTTCGGGTTTGCCACCCCTCAAACAGAGTGGCCGGTCACAGCCCGCACCTACCAGCCAGAGATAAGAGAAATGAGGCGCCAGCACTTGGAATGGAGTGTGGCCCAATGAACATCAGCCTCGAACTTACAAAACAGGACGTGGGCACACTCGTCACGGCGTTGGGTTGGATGGCTGAGGACCTAGGCATCCTGCAAGAATCGCAACACGACTACCCGGCGGACAACGAGCCGGAAGGCCCGGAACTGGAAGCCGAAATACAGTCCGTACGCGACCTCTGCGCCCACCTCTACGAGAAACTAGAGGAGTCCCATGTCGAAGATGAGTGACCTGCACCTCGAAATACAAGAAGAAGTCGCGACAGCGTTACGTAAACTCGGCACCCCTATCGACTGGGTAGACGTAGGCTTCTCCATCATGGAAGCAGCAGCCATCCACGACTGCTCAGAAGAACAAGTGTTCGCTGTCGTTGAGGACATGCTCAACGAGGGCTACACGGCAGCCAAGCAAATAATGGAAGGAGACGGAAGTGCCCAGACATGAAATAGAAAGGTTCCCTGAGTGGCGCAAGTGTGACTACTGCGACAACGAAGGCTCGGTGGACGAAGTAAGACCCTGCGACATGGAAGGCTGCCGGTTCCCTGAACATCAGGTATACGTATGCACCGACTGTGCCTCTGACGAACCTGTCGACGATTCGTTGGATCAGGCGTACAGGACAGGCTACGAAGCCGGGAGAGGATCGGTTAGACCCGAGGAATACAACGGGTGGTCGAACCGTGAAACATGGGCAGCGAACCTGCACATGACCAACGACTACGGGTGGGATGCGCACCTACGGGATCAGGTGCTCGCGTCGCACAAAGAGGGCGACACCAAGTACGCGACAGCAGAAGCCGTCAAACAGGTATTCAACGACGTGGTAGACGAATCGGACACACCTGACGAAACGGTTGAGTCGGTGCTTCGTGACGTAGGTTCTGTGTGGCGAGTCAACTGGGTTGAAATCGCAGCAGCGCACCTTGATGGACTAACCGAGTGAGTCTCCGGCTGCTGAAGTGGCCGGGAGGTAAAGGCGGCATGTTGGACGAACTGCTTCCTCTCATACCTTACGACCAACTCTTTGTTGACGTATTCGGAGGCGGCGGATCGGTGCTGCTCAACCGCAAACCCTCACCCGTGGAGGTATACAACGACCTCGACGGCAACCTCGTCAACCTGTTTCGGGTCATCCAGCACCCCGAACACTCCATCGAACTCGAACGTCGACTCCGGTCAACGCTGTACTCCAAAGACGAGTTCGTCAAAGCAATCGCCATCGTCAAAGGCGAAACCGATCCTCTGGACCCCGTGGAACAGGCGTGGGCGATGTTCGTCAACATGAACCAGAGCGTCGTAGGCCGCGTATACCGCACACAAGGCAACTGGTCCAGAGCCGCTATAAGCGTCTCTGGCGAGTCCGCTGTCGTAGCGGGGTGGAAATCCCTCATCAACCGGTTGGGTGCCATCTACGACCGCCTCAGCGCCGTTCAGGTAGAACAGAGAGACGCCATCGAGTCGATCAACTACTGGGACGGGGCCGACACGGTGTTCTACGTTGACCCACCGTACGTTCACGACACCCGCGTCGAAGACGAGTACTACGCCCACGAAATGAGTAACGACCAGCACGAAACCATGATCGACGCCCTGATCAGCGCAAACGGGTATGTCGTAGTATCCGGTTACGACCACCCCATCTACAACAAGTTTGATACATCAGGTTGGACCCGGGTCGAGTTCGACCGGGTTACTACAATGACAGCAAGTCAACGGGGCAAGGGTGACGACTGGACCCGTGACATCAAACCACGAGGCAAGAGGACAGAAGTAGTATGGCTGAACCCGAAGGCTCAGGAAACCCGGGAAGAACCCACCCTTCTGGACATCCTGTGATACAGGCCGGGAAAGTAGCGGTCGGGTTGCTGCGGGCAGCGTGGGACAACGACAACGATTTCAGCCGATCAGGTACACGCAGACTGTTAGAAGACCTAGACGCCACCCAACTAGCACAGGTAGCAGCCGTGCAAACCGTGTGGATGCTCGAACAAATGGAGTGGATCTCCAACGTGGACAACGAAGAAGGAGCGATGCTAAGTGTCGAAGAACAAATCTGTGGACTCGGAATGGAGATCGCACTCAGCGAAGTGGGCGCATAAGACAGCCTGCTACGACAACGAAGGCAGACTTGAGTGCTGCTGTTCGTTACGCGAGTCGGTGGACCTCTACAACCAGAGCGTTGCCGAGGTCGGACTTGCCGACTGGCCGGAAGAAACGTAACTCGGTGACATGCTCAGGTCCGTCATCATCGAGAACCCCTGCGTCGACCAGCCCGTCTATTGCAGCCTTGACAGCAGGGAAACAGGCCCCGGTGTCTTGCAACCTGTTGTCAGACAAATGAGGTGTGGCAACAATCAGACACCTGTCCATGTGCGGGATGCGGGCCTTCAACGCGAGCCACGCAAACGACTCACGCCACGGCTTCACCAGTTTCGCACGGGTGTAATGGTTGCCGTGGCCGTACAGGGTGTTTTGAGTGAACGGCCGTTCGTAATGAACGACTTCCCAACTACTCGGAGTCGTCCTCATCCAACAGGTCCTCCGGCTCACATTCGAACACCCCGCACAAAGCAATCATGTGATGGTGGCGAATCGGGAGCCGCCTGTTCGCGTACTTCGACAATGTTGACGGGTCTATCCCCGACAACCCCGCGACAAAGTACATGGGGGCGCCCGACTTGGCGATCATCTGCCGTAGAGCAGACGGTCTGCCACGAGTGGCGATAACCGGCATGGACTGACCTAAACGCTGTGGCTCTGTCACAACCCCATATTATCATCAACCCAAGACAAATGGAAGGAAACTAATGACTGAAATAGTACGAGCACCGGTGATAACACCAGAGAAGCAGGAAGAAGTCCTCAAATATCTGGGACTCAACCCGAACGACACGGCGACACACGCCCTCGTCGAAGTCTGCAACCGGTACGGCTTCGACCCCCTGCTCAAACACGTTGTTCTCATAGGCAACAAAAGCGGCAAGAGCACATACGTCACCAGAGACGGGCTGCTGCACCTAGCGCACCAATCGCACCAACTCAACGGCATCGTCGTCGTAGACGAAGGCGACACCGACAAAGAATGGTGGGCAGTTGTCGAGGTGTACCGCAAAGACATGATGCACCCGTTCCGCTACAAGGGCCGGTACCCCAAATCGGGAAGCAACAAACAGTACGGACCCGAGATGGCAGTCAAATGCGCTGAAGTCATGTCCCTCAGGCGTGCGTTCGACGTGTCCCTACCCACCGTAGAGGAACGGTGGGACACACCACCCGAACCGGTCAAAGAAATCAGAGAATCAGATGTGGCAGAAGCGTTCGCACCACCCCCGCCACCCCCCACACCGAAGGCGTCCATCGAAAAAGCGCGGGAATCCCTACAGCCAGACACAACCGTCACTAAGGTTCAACCCGTCACAGCCGACCATCGGGAAATCAGGTCACGGATGACAGCACCCGGAGTGACGCGAGAAATGCGCGACGAGTTCAAGGGCATATTCGGGAACGTCGACAACCTCACCTACCCGGAACTGGACGACGCCCTCGCATGGGTGAAAGACAGGACGGCGAAGATTGAACCTTTCTGAACGCCGACTCCGGGCGATAGCCGACGGAGACTGGTGGCGTGAACAGGCATCCTGCAAGAACATGGACTCGGAGTTGTTCTTCTCCGTCCACACCAAGCAGACAGCCGTCGCCACCTGTCAAACGTGCCCAGTCAACAACTGTTGTCTTGACTACGCCCTAGAGTTCGAATCAGAGTTCGGAATATGGGGCGGATACACGGCCCGTCAACGGGTCAGGTACCGCCGCGAACTAAAGCATTACGCTGCCGCAAAGTTACGACAGGGCAGATGGGGTACCGTCACCGAACTGGGAAGCGACGACACTCTTAGCGAGTGACAACACCGCAGCAGCGCCAGCGATCGCAGCCGCCTTCGCCGAAGCCAAGTCCGCTACAGCGAACACGCTGAGGAACGCCTGAAGGAACGTGACTACAGCCCGTTCAAGTACGTCTCGATAGTTCATTAGTAAGATCCTCTCTTATGGGTGACCTTTTTACCTGACTTCTTAGCGGCAGCCTTCGCTGCCTTGCGTCCCGCCGTCGTGTACGGAAAGTGTTTACTACCGACCCGAGGCACTCAAGATCACCTCCAATAGTTCTGGGTTGCGTTTTGCCAGCGCGTACAGATTGTCGACCTTGAACACTTGGCCACGTATCCGCGCCTGTTCGTATCCTAGCGCATCTCCCCAGTCGCCTGTACGCAACGCCCGGTTTACAGCATCACCCGCAGCCTGCTCACGAGCCAGCGCAGACCTCTGCAACTCGAACGTACGCGACCGTTTACGAGGCGCAAACGGCAAACCGAACGACGACCAGATACGACCCACGAACGCATCCGGGTTGTTGACCCGCATGTTGCGTAGTTCCCTGCTGGTAGACCGAACGCCAGACAGTTCAACCAGCCCAGCGAACCCCTCTACCTGAGGAACAATCGACTTCGGCAACGAATGAAGAATGTTGGGAGCCATAGACCGCAGCCGCCCCGTCTCCGGGTCGTACGTCATCTCCGGGTACAACCGGGCGCGGCCAGACATCGGGCTGACACCCATCGACTCCATCACCGACGACGCGATCGGAGACATCTGCGTCAAAAACCCGAGGACCACACCAGACCCGTACTCGCGTGAATCAAAGTCGGCATACCGGGCCACGTCCGCGAACGGGTTCATCGACCGCATGTTCACCGACCATTGCTTCGTATCCGGGCCTTCCTTGCCGATAAAGAACGTGGATGCCATCCATTGAGGAATCCCGGAGCGGTAATCCTCCATCTCGTTGGCAGCAAAGTTGGTGAGCACCGCCACCCGTGTCGGATGGTCATACGGCAACGTGAACGTGTACTTCAACACATGCTTCATCCAACCGTAGAACGGGAAGATGCGCCGCATGATGGTGCGCTCCCACGGAAGCATCGCGTCCCAATCTTGCAGAATCTTGTTTGCCAACTTGATACCAGACTCAGCGGCTTCGGCTGCCGTGGCCCCCCGCGCCAGCGCCTTGTCTGACTCGTGGAGATAAGCAGCGGCCCGGAACACGTTGTCAAACCACTCGTTGATCTGGAACGACCTGTTCGCAGCCTTCTGCACGTTGCGGATTGTTTCCCCCAACCATCGGCCCTCGCCGATGCCCCACATAAACCCGGTGCGCTTGTCGGTCGCGAGCCTTGAAATGTCCTGCGTGAACGCCTTCGTCAAATCCGGGTCGACCATCGCAGCACCGGTAGAAATCTCCGGTGGCAGTTTGCCCTCGTCGACAAACTGCTTGGCGCGCTGCAACTGCGTCAGCACCGTCGGGTCGGTGCGGACCATCAGCATCGCCAGACCACCGATAGCGTTGTAAACCAAGAACCGAGGAGACAGCGCCAACGCGGACACGCGGAACACGTCCATGATCTGGTCGTAAGTATTTCTAAACGGGATCAGCCCACCAGTTTTCTGCATCCCCTCGACCGTTGCCGACACACCGCGCGGCATGTAAATGTTCTCGATCGCCAACACAGAATCCTCAGGGTCGACACCCAAACCCCGGCGCTTGTATTTGATTTTCGACTGCGGTGCCCACTTCTCACTCAACCCCCATTTCGTCGGGTTGACTGTCGCCCAGTCCTTACGGATAACCCGTTGAGCAATGTTTTGTGGAGGAACATGCGGGTTAGCGGCACGCTGAGCCGCTATCTCATCCGAATACATGTCCATCAGGTCGTCCCACGTCTTACCGAACATGTTGAACAAACCATCCAACCCAGCGGCTTCGTCGCCGAAATACAAGGCTTCGGTTGCTGTGCGCCTAATAAAGTCAGCGGAGTTCTGTTCAAACGCGACAGCGAGGTTGCGGATGTAAGGCTCCGGGTTGAGGTACCGCTGCTTGAACGCCTGCGGAGTCACAATCTTTTGACCGAACAGTTTGCCGGGAGCGCGGCCCCGGTTGCCGACCTGACGGTGCGGCAACCACACCGGTTCGTAACCAGCCGCCCGCAGCGAATGAACCGTTTCAAACGCCTCCCGTTCAAGAAGCCTGAACTCCTTGTCTGCGACACCGGCAGCCTTAGCAGCCTCCTTGTACTTCCCGAACGTCAACTTGCGGGTAGCGTTATCCGGCACCGTTGGAGCCGACAGCCGCTTAGCCAACAACGAACTAAGCACCCGGTTATACATCGGTTGCAGCCGCGCAGGCAAGTTACGCACATTGTCAGCCCACTTAGCGGCAGCGATCTCCGCTTCCGACATTTCGTCGGCAATCTTCGCGGCCAGCCGGGATTCCTCCGACGTGTTCAACTCGATGGCCCTAGCCGCCTTCGCTTGGCTGAGCCGGGCACCAGCCAACTGGTTCCGCGACGTTTTGAGCGCCTGATTAGTAGGCATATCTGCATACACAGCGTCGATGCGTGCCTCGATAGAAGCAATCTCGTTAGCCAGTTTCGGAGACTTGTCTTCAGCCAGACGGCGAACCTCCTGCATCGTCTTCGAATCAAGTTTGTTTCGCGCTACGCGAAGATGGTTCCGAGCCGCTGTCAAATCGCCGGTACGGGCAGCGATCTCGGCTTTACGCAACGGACCGGGGTTTTTCACCGTGCCGATTATCGCCGCTTTGAGAGTAGAGAACGCCGTGTCGATCCGCGCCTTGCGTTTCCGAGCCGAATCAACCTTACCGGCCGTTGACTTTCTACGAGACTTAGCGACAGCGTAAGCCGCCGGGTCGCCGGGTTCTGTAACCGTGCGAACCCGGCGAGTACCAGCAGCCGACTTCGCCTTAGCCTGCGTCGGTTTGACGCGTATACCAGCATCCTCCAACGCGGCCGCAGCAGCAGCCAGATCGTCCCTAACGCTGAACAACGGGTGCGCTGTGCCCTGCGAATCAATGGCGTCCAACTGGTCGTACAAGTTTCGCAACTCGGCTTCATCCGGGTGCGCTTTCAAAGTTTCTTTCACTTCCCGCAAACCCGGCTTAGTTTCACCCGCTTTCACCCGTGCGATACGGTCCTGAAGTTGCGACTCCAACTGCGTGAGACGATTCAACGCCAGTTCCGCAGACAACACCTCGTCAGCAGGAACAGAAGCCGCCTTAGCGCCAGCCTCCAACGCAGCGATCCGTTCATCGATCTGATTCAAATGAACCGTGTTCTCCGCCAACCGGCCAGCCTGCTCAGAAGAAGACTCAACGATGGCAACACCGGGCTTTACAAAATCCCCCTCAGCCATCTGACGGATCGGTTCCCACTCCGGGCTACGAGACACACCGGCAGACAACCGTTCAGGAAGAATCTCGGCAGCACGATCCAACACACGCAGAGCAGCAACCGACACCGGCCGACCACCAACCATGACAAACGCCTCGGCAGCATCCACGTTCGCAGCATCCAACAAATCAACCGTTATCTGATCAGCAGCCTCGGCAGTCAAACCGGCGCGTTCCGATTCGACAAACTGGGCGGCGTCACGCTCAATCCACTCGTCGATCACCGCCAACTTTTCCAACGCCTCGTCAGAAAAGTTCTTGAACGCCGTGTTGCCGTGAACCAGTTCACCCTCAGCAGCAGGAGACTCCTTGCTGAGAGTGCGGCGAGCACCCCAACTAGCCTCAACCGTTGAATCAAACTCGTAAATCTCCCACTCGGTGCCACCCTCATCGACAACCTTGCGGGTACCCCGCTTCGTTCGAATCAGGTCACGTTCCCGTGTCGTCAACCGAGTCGGATAACTGTCGCCGGGGCGAGTCTTGCCGGTTACATGGTCGATGCGGTAATCGGAAGGGTCGTGGCCCTTCGCAACCCGAATCGTCGCCTCGTCGGTCAAATGCCTGTCCAACAAGTCGACAACTTCGTCGTTGATTGTCCGACCAATCCTGACACGAACAGCCTCAGCCGCCTCAGGTGTCCCAACCCTGAAAGCACCAGCCTCCTCAGCAGAAGCCAACAGCGAACTGCGGCGCTTCTTCAACGACCGGCGAACCATCTTCGCTACACGCGTTTTCGACGGCTCCTTCGAAAACGTCGTCCCGTCAACAACCTTTTCTTCCCAACCCTTGACCTTCAACTCGTCGACCTCGTACGCCAACCGGGTCATCTCCACATCGACCGGACGGCCAACCGAATCCAACTTCGGAACCGTTATCGTTTCATCCAGATTCACGGCAGCGTCACCCATCTGGGCGTTCAAAGCGCGGACACGATCCGCCAACGAACCCGTATGCAACCGGCCCTCCGCTGCCGTCTTCACATTACGAGCCTGAGCCGGAGTCAGCCGACGCAACGCCACAACACGATTCAAGTGTTCCTGCGCCGCGACACGCCGCTCAATCAACTCGGCTGCACGTTCCGCAACAACCTCGCCATCCAACCTCTGACGCACCACCAACAACTTGCCTTCCTCGGTGGTGGGGGCACGACCAGTCTGCTTCGTAGCAACCACTTCGCCCTCAACAGTTGGGGAACGGCTGCCCTCCAACCACTCCGACTCGCCGCGACGCAACGCTGGAACATCCTCAGGCCACGGCGACTCCTCAACAACCTGAGAACGCTTCGGAGCCAACCGTTCAGCAGCCGCAGTATCAGACTTCAAAACCCGTTCAGCCTTAGCCACGTCGTCGGCTTGACCCAACTCGACCATCGACAACCGTTCAGTCGCAGACACCGCTTCGGTTATCTCATCTGAGAACCTGACCACATCGACAACAGACAACCCGGCTTCCAAATCGGCGATCTGCGCGGTCTTCTCCGCATGAACAGTTTCAGCGCGGACACGCTTCGACTCGGTTGTTTCCTTCGACTTGCCGGTTCGCTTCTTCCCAGCCTTAGCGTCCTGAATGTCTTTCAGATGCTTCCTGACACCCGGCGTGTTCGGATACGGCTCCCCGTTGACCAACAACACCTCGCCAGAGGTTGTTTCACCGTGCTTGGCGTACCAGTCGCCCATCGCCTTAGCGTCCTCAGCCATCGAAACCCACTGATCACCCCGGCCGGAATCCGTCGCCCACTTAGGAGGAGGATCACCCGACTTCCAACGACCCTGCTCCAAATAATCCCACGTAGCAGTCAGTTCAGCATCGTCGAACGTGTCGATCCAGTTGAGAACATGTTGCTGTAGTTCGCTGTGAGTACCAACACCGGTGCGACCCAACGAAGACTCGCCGATCACACCCTCCTCAGCGAGCCGCTGACCCTTACGGAACTCGCGAGCCGTAGCCGTAGCCGAACGACCCCAACCACGGTTCTCCAGATTCTGAGCAGCCCGCTTCCACGGGCTAGACCCGGTGAGACGACTCAACGCAGCATCAGTCAAACCAGCCTTGGACGCCACCGGCAACAAATCCAGAAACGTGAACAACGGATGCTTTGCCAGTTCCCCCGGACCCTTATCTCCCTCGTAGCCACCGCCGATCATCTCCGCCGTGAACGAACCGGGGATTAGACGCAAACCGGGAGCACCAGCAATCTTCGCTATCCCCTTGCCGAAATCACCCTCCGACAAGGCTTCAAACCCAGCCGACACCGACGGACCCAAACCAGTTTCCGGGTCGCCCATCTCCGCGGGTTCCTTCAAAATAAACCCCGGTAGTTGCGGCAAACCCAAAACGATGTCTCTCAAATCCGACGCGGCGTTCTCAACAAACCCGCCGATACGACCCGTTTCACCCCCCTTGCCCTGAGCGCCAAGGATCGCTACCGCAGCCTCACGGTCAGACATTGGGCTGCCGCCGCGGTTCACGCGCTCCTGATCGTAAAGGTAAACCTCTCGAACAATGTCCAACGGAACATTGTTTTGCATAGCGATCGCAGACCTGCGTCGCCACCGATCCTTAGAAGTATCTAGGCCCTTAGTTCTACCGGGCAGTACCGGCGTCGTGAACGTCGCCACGGATCATCAACCCACGCCGGACAAAAGCGCCTCGAACTCGTCTAAACCACCCAACTGGCCGCCCAGAGACTGAGAAGTCTGACCGCGTTGAGCACCAGCCAAGATCGCCGACTGTGCAGGGGCACGCAACGCCGACCCGAACGACTCCTCCAAGTCACCGGCAGCCCGCTGCGCCGCCGTTATCAACCTTGCGCGAGTGTCCTCATCTGCGATATGGCTGAAATCTTGCGCCATCAACCCGGTAGCGACATCGTGAATAGGCTTCATTTCCTCGCTGACCGTGCGAGTGATCGCTGAAATGTCTTCCGCTGAATAAATCGGGGTGAGTTCATCCGGGTTCCACGGGAAACCAGTCAAACCAGCCATACGGCCCGCTGTGAGAATCATCTGGAACGCCTGATCCGGGTCCAATATCCCCGACTCCATCATCGAGTTGAACACATCAAACTGAGCCGAAGCAGCAGCAGCCACCTCGTCGGGGTTTTCTACACCCTGAACCTTGGCGGCTGTAGCGAACATGTCAGCAGCCATCTGCGTTGTGTTGGCCTTCTCCTCCTCGGTGCCGCCGAAAAACCCGCCGAGGACCGGCAGCGACTGAATAAAGTTCGCCGCCTTGCCGTCGGTCATAATGTTCAACGCCATGCCGACAGGTGCACCCACCAAAGCGCCAACCCCGCCGAACGACGCACCAAACGACGCCCCTATAAGAACGCCCTCCGCGATCTGATCTCCAGTTGTGCCCTCCTCGTACATTCGGGGAACACCCATCAGGTTGCCGACAATCGCGACGGCCATCGCCGGGTTCGCAGCCCTCAACAAACCAACAGCCCGAGAACCAGTCGCTGTGCTAGCAAGGCGACCGCCGCTGCTCTTAGCGGTCGCCTGTGCATACTCGTAAATCTTCTTTGGGTTGCGGAACGTCTTCGCCCAGTTCTGCAAACCCAACCGGGACTCCGCGTAAGCCGTGTGCGGCACAGGACCACCCGAAGTCGGCTTTACTGAAGTCGGACCGGGCTTTGCTGAAGTCGGGTCGACTTTCAAAGCAGACGCTGCTGCACGAACAGTCTGCGGATTGCCCATCGGACGACCCGGACCAGTAGAACCAACCGGGCCCATCTCAAACGGCCCCTTACCGGTGCTGAAACCGGCACCAGTCGGAATCCTCGGACGACCAGCACCAGCGCCGCCAGCCGCCGCCGTGCGAGAAGGCACCTTCGCGGCGATCTGGTTGGCGAACTTGGAAAACGCGTCACCCAACCCGGACATCGCCGGGTCCTTCACCACTCCACCAACCTGCTGCGCCAACTTCGGCACCTGCAACATTGGACGGGACTTCAACGCCGGATTCGGCACCGCACCCGTGACACCGCGTCCCGCAACCTGTGCCGACCCCGGACCCGGCACATTCGCCGCAGAGCCATAATGGCCAGAAAGAAGATTCGGACGGCCAGCACCAGTACCGGGCTGAACCACAGTACGGCCCAACTGACCCGCCAACGGCGAAGGAACAGACACACCGGCACGCACCGCGGCAGCAGTCGGCGCCCCGCCACCAGCCATAGACCGGAACTGTTGAGCGACCTGTGGTTGACCAGCGGCTTCGAACTGTTGCGCCAACTGGCCTAACAGATCAGCGGGAGTAGCCATATCAGAATCCTAACCTATCTCGGCGGGCCATAAGCAGGCCCCGGTGTAGCCACGTCGGGGAACTCGGTGTAACCCCCACCAGACCATGTAGACAGCGCCTGATTTACCAAATGGTCGGTGTTCATCACAGAAGCAGGAATGTTCGCCATCAACCCCTCCAACACCGGCAACGCAAACGAATCCCGCAACGTCGCGGCCGTGCGATCCACACCGGTAGCGAAATCCGGGTAGTTCTTCACACCGACAGAGTTGAACGAATCGTACTGGTCGCGGTTCGCGTCACCCGGGTTTCCACCCTGTTTCGTGGTAGCCAACGGGTTGAACGCTGCCGTCGTACCCTCAGCAACGATCCAGTCGCCGATCGTTTCCAGATTATTCGCCAACACAGGTGCACCGAGTTGATTCAGCAACGCTGTCGCAAAATCGGGGGACTGGTTGATCTGGTTACTCAGACGATCTGATGTTGTTCTCCGTTGGCCGGGGTCCATCGTGTAACTGGACGGTCCGGGGGCCGCACCAAACAAACCGTCGAACGCTTCGTCGAAATCAAACTCTTCGAACAGTTCAGGGTCAAAGTCGGGAACAAATACTTCGTCTTCGTCGGGTTCGAAACTCGGCGGCAGAGAACTCTCGGGTTCTTCGTCGGGTTCGAAACTCGGCGGCAGAGAACTCTCGGGTTCCTCTTCCTCACCTGGACCGGCAGGCGGGACGGGGGGGACATCGCCGGGGAAGTCGGGGACAAAGCCATCGTCTTCCTCTTCCTCACCTGGACCGGCAGGAGGGACATATCCGCCGCCGGGAATCTCCGGCGACGGATACATGCCTTCAGGGTCGGGGAAGTCGATGTCGGCGTTGATAAAGATGTCGCCGACGCCGGGAATGTACGCCGAGCCGAGGTCGCTGGTGGCACCCGGATACGCAACCTCGTCGAACAGGTCGAACGCCGACGTGATTTGTTCAGCGTCAGCCTGCGACATGCCAGCCAGCACAGGCGCCCACTGTTCGATCGCCTGCTGCGCCGCCAAACTAGCGGCGATGCCGCCGCGGGCCGCTGCCTGTTCCATTTGGTCAGCGCGGTACGACTGTTTCGCATCGGTTACCTTGCGCCACTCTTCGTGCGCCGCCTCTGCCTTTGCCTGCTCCTCGGTGAACCCGATCCGTTGCAAATCGATTTCGTCTATTTGGCGTTCAACAGCGAGTTGCTGCAACAACTCGTCCGCAGCGAGGGTTCGACGGTCAAGACCGATGCCTTTCTCCTGCAACTCGAGGGCATCCAGCGTCAACTGAATGTCGGCAGCGTCGTAATCCAACCCGGCCAGTTGGTTAGCGATGTCTTCACTATCCAACCCGAGTTCAGAAAGCCGACGAGTTTGGTCGGAAATCTCCAACTGGATGCCCAGCCGCTCCGTGTCCAACCGGGTAATCGCATCGGTCACATCCGCAGCAGACCTACCCAACCGGTCAGCCATGAACTCGACTTCAGCGAAATCCATGTCCAACGCACGCAGGTTCTGATCCAAGTCGATGTCGGCTCGTTGGCGGGCCGCTTCGAGTTCCTCGGACTGGAAGCCGGTACGGGCCAGCAGTTCACGCGACGCCAAATCGAGACCCGTGTTGCGCAACGCCAACTCGTCCAACGCCAGTTCACGAGAACGATCCAAGTCTGTTACGTCTTCACGCAAACCGGTCGTGAACGACGCCCCACGGGCGTAAGCGTCTCGCAAAGCAGCCTTCATAGCCCGATCAGCCTGAAGTTCAGTCGCCTCCTCCTCCAAGTCGATTTGCTGCCTCTCTAAACTTATGCGTTCCTGTCCGACACCTGATTCCTCACCCAGCAAGGTTTCGCGGGCAGCGAGCAAAGACTTGGTGATTTCATCCAACGCACCAACGTCTTCCTTCTGGTAACCAATCTCAGACTTCTGCAAATCGGTCATCGAAATCTGGTCAGCGATTGTGGCTAGATTCCGGTTCAACGAAGCCTCGTCCAAATCGACATCGCCAAGTGTTTGCGTCAGAAAGTCGATGGCCTCGCCGACACCCGCCGCGTCTAAATCGATGCGTTCCTGCTCGATGCCGAGACCCGCACGCGCCAACCCGACACGGCCCAACATGTTGGCGGCCTCATCCTTATCCAACCCAACTTGTCGCAGACGCAAATCCAGTTCCTCGCCGGTTATCGCCGACAAGTCCATGTTCGCTGTAGCCGCAGCGAGAATGTTCTTCTCTCTGTCGTCTAAAAGACGGGTGCGTTCCTCCCAGTTGGTGAAATCGACAGGTTCAGTGGCCGCCTGCGCCGCCGACTCGTACTCTGTGAGCGAAGACAGCGCAGCAATGTCGAGCGCAGTCGAATCAACCGCCAAATCTGTCGCCGAAGAAACAAGGTCCTGCGCTATCGAACCGATCACCGCGGGATCAGCAGGCGTCATCGACCCCGACAGCAGACCCGCGGTGAGATCAACCCACTGATTAGTAGGAGTCTCGGTCCCGAAGTTGACCTGTGCTTCCCAGAAACTACCCGGAGGTGGGTCAGTCGGAGGCTGGGCGCCAGCCGCAGGCAGAGTGCCATCCGGAGCCTCCGAAGCACCCGGCGGGATCGCCGGGGTGTTCAACAGTTGACGGCCGAGATCACGTTTTACCATTCGCTACCCCACAACCAGCCCGGCACATACGTTTGACCAACCTGAATAAAATCTCCCTGATCGGTCCAACGCCGCGTCCGATCCAGCATTTCGGTCAACGAATCCATATACAACGCACGGGCTTCCTGCCACCGAGGATCGCGGTCCTTACGCAACGCAACCATTTCGCAGTACGTCGTGCATAAGTCTTCGTAACCAGCCGGAACAGGCACCGTTGAAGAATCAGCAGTACCGTCAGTCGCCAAATCGGTGGAATGCTGGTAGTAATACACCTTCAACGTGCCCGCCTCAGAAGGAGTCGGGTACAACACGATCTTCAACGACGGCGGATACCCCCACATTGTGTAAAACGTGGGATACCCTTTTGACGTGGTTTGCGACGACCACCACACCGTGTCCATCGAGTTGAAATCCCTGTACTCAAGTGGGTACACATTCGACGACGCTGTGGGCCGCCACTCAACCCTGTGGACACGCAACGTGTCAGTAGGCAACGTGTACTCCTGCGTGTCCGCAGACACCGAAACAGACGAAGTGGACTGCAAAGTTTCCGACCGGCGCGACATGTCGCGGGCCGCTTCGTTTATCCATGTACGCAACTCGGCGTCGGTCCATTGACCCGAAGTTGTTTCGTCGAGTTTGTTTCGTACGTCTGTTAGTAGCGAAGTGAGAGTAGCCATGCAGCCATGTTACCAGCGTTCAGATTTGCGATCCCCGACGAGTATAGGCGCTTGCCACACTACACCGTTGCGGGGAACGGTAATCCAAAGAGCCTGCTGCGGAGGTTCAAACCCGAAGTTCATTGTCGAAGCAAACTCGTCGAACCCTTTTGTTGAACCATTCACGATCAACCCGTTCGACGCCGCCTGAATCAACTGATGCCAATGGCCGCAAACCATGATGTCGAACGGCTTCCCCATAGCCTCATAGTTTTGAAGTTTCTTTGCACGCATCCGTAGCAGGGGCGGCCAGAGTCCACCGATCCCCTGACCGCCCCGCGCCTGATCGCCGTGCGTCAACAAATACGTCGTGTCATACACCGGGACGATCGCATCGGTTGACTCCGGTATCTGAAACGATACACGATCATCCGACTTGAACATGAGAGCCAACTGGTGTGCCAGAAACCAGTCGAAGTTGTCTCGTGCCCGCAGTTTCGACCGAGGCTTACGGGTTCGGCGAGAATGATTGCCGACAACGCACGGCACATGAACCTTGCCGAACTCGTCGGCCAACATCGCTATACCGGAAGCGATATGTTCCGACCAAAACAACAACGACCCCAACATGGTGTCCTCGTTGGTTTCAGTTAGTTCGTCGTGGATGTCTCCCGAGAAAATGTCCCCCCCTAAGAACAACACCACGCCGTCGTATTCCAGACCCGACAAATACTCGCGGGTCAACACCACCGTCTTGTCGAAAAACCTTCGTAATCGCTTTACTGCTATCTTGCGGTCGTAGGCGTTTACGTCGTTCATTTCCTCCGGGCGCACCACCTCGTCGAAATGGCAGTCCGACAACACGACACAGATCGTGCCGACAGAATCCTTCTTCGCCCGACGGGGCGTCAACCACTTCGGCGCCCCGGACAGTTTCGACTGCAACCCACGGAAAATCCGCAGTTCCTTCGACAACGCCACCAGTTCATCTTCGGCCTTCGACAACGCCGCCTTAGCGACATCGCGTTCAGCCCGAACCTGCGCCACCTGAGTGGCGGACACAAAGTCGGCGAGATCAGGCGTGGCGTCGTCTGAAGTGCTCAATCTTGGCATCCGTAGCCGCGTCGAACCCGATCAAGTGAAGCCAATGAACAACCTTGCGGGTGCCGATATGACTCATACTTAGAATCTGTTCCTTCACGTCGTCGGGAAGTTCCGTCTCCGCCCACATCGTCGTAGGACGACGGTAAGCGTCGGCGAACTCCTCCAACGTCTGCTGCTTAGAGGCCATACGGCACCTCCGGTTTCCACATAGCCGTCCACGACTTGGCACCCACCACACCATCAACAACGAGAAGGCACGCCCGTTGAAGTCCTTTCACCGCACGCCTAGTTTTCCTGCCGAACACACCATCAGCGGTACCACAGTCGAAATCCAAATCATTCAACCGGTGCTGCACCACCTTTACATCTTCCCCCCTTGAACCCCTCCGCAGCGGCGACATCGAAATCCTGCGACCCACGTCGGCCACCGCCAACGTGATCTGGTTCCAATCTGTTGCAGCGTCAACCTGTTTCGTATCCGGGTACGCGTTGCACGGAAACCAACCGGCTGCGTCCCGAGGCTGAAAATGCCACCATTCGCCACGGACAGTGGGTCGTATCCCGTACCGGCGCGCCACCTCAGTAACCGACTTCTGGGAAATGCCGTTCCATTTCGTAATACGCAAATCGACGGCGTAGCAGAACCCGTCTGGTTGTTCCTGATGAAACGACCCCCGGAAATAACCATCGGGACGCTGCCAGTCAGGGTTGGCGGCAAGATTGCCCTTCCCCGATTTATACCTCTCGTATAACCATTTCTGTGCCGCATACGACCTGCACGCCGACACCACCTTGACTTTGTTGGCTATACGGCCATCAGAAAAGAAATGCTCGAGCCGTTCCTTGAACAGCGGATGAAGCAGGCTCAAGTCAACATGGCCGCCGGTTACTGGAATCATCAACCACCTATTCGCCGTGATCTGCCCACATGTCCTTACGGGACTCGACGATTATCTTAGCAGACTCGTACTCGTAGGCGAGGTCAACGAGGTTGCCGTTCTCGAACACGCCGTAGCGTTTAGATACGAGTCCGGCACCCAGCAGAACAGGCAACGTCTTGATTTCATGGTCTACTACCATGCACCAAAGGTTAGCCTACGGATGCGGTTAGGCCAAACCTCCGGGCCTCGACTCAACCAACCCTGTAATAATCACAGAGAACTTGCCGGTAGTCGAAGCCAACCCACGCAACATGTCTCCCTCCTCCAAAATCAGAGACAAAGAATCCGTGATCCCCGTCGCCTTCGCCGCAAACGAATAATCGTAAAACACGGCGTTATCTATCCCCGACGTGCCACCCTTCGGAACCGAATGCAACCTGATCGTCTCAGCACCCGCAGACGTGTTGCAGAAAATGAGTTGCAACACCTCAGACCGGGCACCCGGCAGATTCGGAGACGTATACAACAACGTGTCCGTAGCAGGCAGATTGCCCCGGTAAAAAACTTTCCGAACGGTGTCCCGCTGAGGGTTCGCATACTGGATACCCAACGGGTTCTGCTGCTCAGCCACTGCCCTGCTCCGCGTGCCACTCCAAATGCCTGTGCTGCCACTCTCGTACAGACCGAATATCTTTACCAATCTCAGTGATATCGTCCGCTATCCCGTTGAGCCGAACCTGATTCGCTGCATGCTGCGACGTATTCTCGCGTCGATATCGTGACGCAATGACAGC